AGGCGTCGATGGAGATCATCAGCGAGAACCCGATGTTCAAGCAGCTTGCTTGGGATCAGGCCGCTGCGACTGCCAACAAGTTCGGTACGAGCCTTGCGACGTATGCCGCAGGGTTCTCGAAGTTTGCCATCGCGGCAAAAGAGAACAACATCTCGTTCGCTGAATCGAAGAAAATCTTCGACGGCTTCCAGACGGTCACCACGGCACTGCATCTGGGTACCGAACAGACTCAGTCTGTCGGACTCGCGATCCGGGAAGCCATGGACAAGGGCTTCATCTCGACCCAGTTGCTGACCCGTCAGCTTGGGCAGGCTTTGCCCGGCGCCATGACGACCTTGCAGGCTGCTTGGAAAGCATCAGGCAAGAGCAGTGACAACTTCTTCGATGCGTTGAAGAAGAAGGAAGTGGATGCGGGCTGGGCTCTCGACCAGTTGGCCGATCACTACAAGAACGTCTACGGCAAATCCGTGGCACAGGCGTTGCAGTCGCCGATCCAGCAGTTCAACATCCTCAAAAACAACGTCATGGAAATGATGGTACAGATCGGCGACGCTGGCGCAAAGTCAGCGTTCGCGGACCTGATCAAGCAGTTTTCGAGCTACATGGACCCGGCGTCGGTTCACGAGTTCACCAAAGCCATCAGCGAAGGTCTGGTCAGCGCGATCGACAAACTTTCGGCTGGTCTGAAATTCCTGCACGACAACTGGGATTCCATTAAAGGTCCGCTCGGCACCACGCTCGAATTGATGGGCAAGTGGGCGCTGCTTTCGGCTGGCTTCAAAATCGGTGAGGTCATCAAAGGCCAGTTGTCGATCGCTGCCGGTGCCTTCAATTCGATCAAAACTTCCATCGTTGGTATTCCCGAACAAATGGGCGCCCTTACCGCCGAGAGCAGTGCTCTGGGCGGTGCATGGTCGCGCCTGACGGGAAATCTCGTACCGCTGAACGCCGGTATGGAACAGTTTGGCGTCACAGCGCGGATGGCCTCCGGCAGTATGACACTGGCCGAACTGGAAGCCAGCATCTTGGGCCGGTCTGTGTTCGCATTGGCGGGTGCTGCTGAGGCGGTATCGGTATCTCTGCGTTCGGCGGCTGCGGCGCTTGTCTCATTGATGATGGCAGAGGAAGGTGCTGAGATCAGCACTGTAGCGATTACGGTATCGCTCGGCGCGTTCAACATCATGACCAACGCAGTGCGCCTCGGTGTGAATGCGGTGTCCGGCGCCTTTTCTGGCATGATGGGTCTTGTCGGTGGTCCCGTCGGCGCTGCGGTGTTGGTGCTTGGCGGCGCTCTGATGACCGCCTACTCGGCAACCACCGCGTTCAACGCAGGTCTCGCAGATCAAAAACGCTCGCTGGTATCCACACAGAGCGCCCTTGATGGTGCCAACAAGCTGATGGGCACCTACCACGACAAAGCCACGGATGCTGCGACTGGCGTCGATGGCGTTGGCGGGGCGTCGCTCACAGCTTCGGGTAAAGTTGACACGTTCGCCGGTAAGGTCGGCAATGCGGCCACTGAGCTTCGCAAGATGGCTCAGGCCGCTCGCGACGCCCAAATCGCCACCATCAATCAGGAGATCACGAGCAACAGTCAAGCAGGTCAGAAGCTGCTCGATAGTACCGTCGATGGTTCCAACAAGAATTTCAGCACACACTCGATTGGTTCGACTGTGTCGTCGCTGTATAATTCGTTCTCGGCACGTTTTACGCAAGGATTCAACTACGCGATCAACCGCCGAGACATGGGTCAGGAAGCCGTTGATGCGGCATCTGGCTACGCGAAGCAGAATGAAGACCTTAAAAAGGCTCGTGACAAGCTGCTTGGTACTTCGGATGAAACGATCGCAAAAAACAGCGGTGCTGCTGATGCCGACACCGGCCGCAGTGTAACCGACCCGATCTACCACGGCGCGACCGGTGAGAAGGGGAAGAAGGATCATTCGCTTCAGCAGCTTGAGGCTTTTGAAAGCGAACTGGATTCGTTCTTCAAGAAGCTCGACAACGGCGATGGCGCTTCGAAAATCTTTGAAGGATGGGCGACCACACTGGACAAGGGCGCCAAGGCGCTCATGGGCAAGTCTGGCTACGCAGCGGCGATCGATACCATCCGCACCTCAGGTCACAACGCCACGACTGCGGCGATGGGGCTTGTCGATGCGCTGAGCGACCCCAAGAACCTCACGCCGACGGCGAGCAAGGGGTTGGAGAAGGTTGGCGTAAGCGCGACTCAGCTTGCCGCTCTGATCAAAAAAGAAGCTTCCGCGATCGATGACTCGATGGCGGCGGCAACAGCCAAGGAATTCACGGACAAGTACAAAAAATACGATGATCTGATGAAGAAGCTTTCGGAAACCGATCCGGTTCTTAAAGTGAAGATTGCATTCGACGATAAAATCTTCGACGAGAGCAAAAGTCTTCTTAGTTCGACTGGCATGGAGGCATTCAAGCCTTCTCTGGAAGCTTTGCACGATGGTGCATTGTCGGCAGCAAGTGCCGTGGCTGTACTGATCAAACTCCTTAACGATCCTAAGAACTTGGCGGACAGTGCGTTCACCAAGAACCTTCCTGCGATCGTCGCCATGCTGAACGGAGAGGTATCGGCGAACACCAAGGACATGCGGACCGCAACCAAAAAAGACACGTTCGGTTCGGGTGTCATGGACGACCTGAAAAAGGAAACCGAGCAGTACCAGATGAGTTCGAGCCAGATGGAGGTCTACAAGGACCTTCAAAAGGCGATCTCGGAAGACAAGGACCGTCAGCACACCGCGTCTCAAGCTGAGATCAGTGATCTACAAAAGCGGATCGAGCTTCAGCAGCGGCTCAACGAGACGCTCAAAGTCCAGCAGGACATGTTCAAGAACAACGGCATCCGCCAGTGGGCTTCGTCCACGATGCAGGCGGGTGACGCGGTAAACGCGTTGGACAAAGACCTCGCCGACGGTCTGGAAAAGACTCTGGAAGAGGTTGGTACCAAGGGTGTTTTCTCGCTCAAGAGCTTGGCTCAGAGCATCCAAGGGACACTGGTCAAGAAGGCGGCGCAAGACCTGACCAAGCAGATGCTGAACGGAATCTCCGGTCAGAAGATGTTTGACGACAAGGGGAACATGTCGAACACGAACTACAGCTTCTTTGACGGCATCGCCGGGATGAAGCGTAGTGATCAGGTATCGGCAGAAACCCACAACGGCACCGCCGATATGGGTAATACGCTGAAGTTCTACGATGACGGAAATGGCGCCTTGAAAGTCGTCATGACGAATTCGTCGGGCCAAGTGATCGACAAATCGAACAAGGGCGCTGGTATCTCTAAGGGCGTGACTACAGCGCTCCCTACCGCCGCTGCGGCCCCTACGTCGTTGGGCGTAACTGGGACTGCCAATACGGCAAACCCAACTCCTGCGGCCTCGACTGGCAATGCTGGGCTTGATTTGAATATGGTGACCCTCATGGCCACCAGCGAGTCCGCTTTGAGCGCAGCTTTGGGAGGCTTCTCGGAAAACGGCGCACTGAAGGTTTACTCGACAAATCCGACGACCGCGACAACGGGAGCGAAGAGCGCTAATGGGCTCGGGTCTTCAGTTCCAGCGAACGGCCTGACAGGCGTCCTGACTGGCATGGCCACCGGCACGCCAGCAAGCACCACCGCAACCAGCCCAGCAGCAACCAGCGCAGCTTCGTCAGGGCTCCTGAGCGGGCCGCTCACGTCGCTGCTTGGTCCTACCTTGGGTGGTGTCGCGTCGTTGGGTGCAAACGGCGCCACAGGCGGCGCATTCGGCTTGGTCAACGGCTTGCCCAATATGCTCAAAGGTGTGAAGTCGCTGTTCACGTCGAACGGCGTCACCGGCATGGCTGGTGTAAACCAGTTCCTCGGTATCGGTGGCAGCAACAGCAGTGGCGGCGGCAGTCTCCTGAACAGCATCTTCGGCGGTGGTAAGTCGAGCGCGTCGAGCCTGCCTGTGTCGGGTCTTGCCAGTGCGGAAACGCCCGCGCTGAGCAGTTCCACCATGTCGTCGCTCGATGGCGCCATTCCGGGTCTGACGGGCGGTTCGGATGCGAGCAGCATGACGAGCAGCTTGACCAGCAGCATTTCCAACGCCACGACCACGGGCTTCAGCGGCGCGATCGACAACGTGTCGTCGTCGTTCACGTCGCAGATGGGAACTTCGGTTGGTTCGATCTCGGACACCTTCGGTTCGACCATGGGTGATTCGATCTCGGGCCTCGGTAGCGACATGAGCAGCCTGTTCGGCGGCGGCAGCGGAAGCAGTGGCGGTGGCTTGGGCAGCTTGCTTGGCGGCGATAGCGGACTGGCAGGTCTTTTCCGGGAAGGTGGATACACCGGATCGCCCGTGGGCACGGCCAGTGGTTCGCTCTATTCGTTTTCGAGCGCGCCGCACTTTGCGACCGGCACCGCTAACACCGGGAACTTCTCGGGCGGGATGCCTGCGGTCCTTCACCAGAACGAAGCCGTCATTCCGCTGTCTCGTGGCCGGTCGATCCCGGTCCAGTTCAGCGGTGGCGGTGCAATGGGTGGATCGCAGCAGCCAGCCGGATCGAACATCACGTTCAACGTGACCTCGCCTGATCCTGACAGCTTCCGCCGTTCGCAGTCTCAGCTTGCCACGCAAGCCTATGCAGTGGGCACGAAAGCATCTCGTCGTAACGGGTGAGGTTATTAAAACTTGACTTTCACGGTTAGTTAGGCTAACCGTGAAAGCACATCAAGCGAGGTAACCCTTGACCGACACGTCCTTTCACGAAGTTCTTTTTCCTGAAGATATCTCTTACGGTTCGTCGGGTGGCGCAGGCTACTCGACGACCGTCATTGCATTGTCGTCCGGGTTTGAACAGCGCAATATCAACTGGCAAAACTCGCGGGCGACCTACGAAGTCACCTACGGGGTGAAGTCACCGGACCAGATGGAAGCGCTGCAAGACTTCTTCCATGCTCGCTTCGGCAAGGCCTACGGTTTCCGGTATAAGGACTGGGCTGATTACACGATCGAGAGCGGCATCCTTTGCACGTTCGATGGTGTGGGCCAGACGTTCCAGATCAACAAGCGGTATGAGCCAGCGACGAGCTATTTCGTCGATCGTCCGATCAAGAAGCCGGTAGCCGGATCGCTCGACGGATATTTCTATTTCATCGATGGAAACGGCAACCGGACAAACCTTAATCCGGCCGATTACTCACTCGATTATACGACCGGCTTGTTCACCTACACGGTTATCCCCGCAGCAGGAACGATGCTGTATGTGGACTATCTTGAATTCAACGTTCCGGTTCGCTTCGATACAGATTCGATGAAGATCACACAGGACGCATGGGAAACCTCGTCGTGGCCTTCGATCGAACTGGTGGAACTCCGGCTCGCCTGATGAAAACGCTCTCAAGCGCCATGGCGGCGCATGTGGCACAAGAGGTAACTACCTTGTGCTCGTGCTGGAAGATCGTCCGGACCGACGGTGTCGTGCTTGGTTTTACCGACCACGACGTGTCGTTCACTTACGATGGTGTGCTGTACGAGTCCCAGTACGGTTTCGACCGCACGGCCATCAGCAACGACGAGTCTTTTGCGGTAGACAACCTGAACGTTGCCGGGTTTTTCGATTCCGACGCACTCGACGAAAGGGACCTGCGAAACGGCGTGTACAATTTCGCCGAGGTCTACGTCTTCCTCGTAAACTGGTGTGATCTGTCTCCAACCATGGGCGACATCAAGCTCCGGCGCGGTTGGTTCGGTGAGATCACCTTGAACAAAGCAGGCCAGTTCGAAGTCGAAATGCGGGGCATGACGCAGGCTCTGGCCCACACCTTCGTAGAGGTCTACTCGCCGGAATGCCGGGCTGACTTTTGCGACGCCCGCTGCAAATTGAACATCCTTGATTACACCATCATTGCGACCGTCACGGCGGTTTCCAGCAATTCAGTGTTCACGATCGCACCGGTCACGATCCCTACCGTTCCAGCGAGCGGGTACATCGGCGGGTCGATCAACTGGACCTCCGGTCTCAACACCGACCGGGCGATGGAGATCACCAACTTCGACAACACTGCGTTCTCGATCACGCTGTTCCAGCCGATGGCTTACGACATTGCCGTCGGAGACACGATGCGGCTGGCCACAGGATGCGACAAATCGCGAACGTCGTGTGTCGCTTACAACAACATTTTGAACATGCGCGGAGAGCCTGATGTCCCCGGACAGGATCAATACCTCTACTACCCAGACGCCCAGCAAACTTCATCCTAGTCTGGATGACGTTGTAGCTGAGGCGCGGAAGTGGCTTGGTGTAAAATGGCAGCATCAAGGCCGTGGCCGGGCTGGCATCGATTGTGCAGGACTGGTCGTCCGGGTTGGGCAAGACCTTGGCCTGACGATAGCCGACAAGGTTGGTTACAAGCGTACCCCAGAGGCTCATAAATTCGTAGAACACATCCGTCAGCAGACGGAGTTCGTCGGCCAGCCCAAGCCGGGGTGTATTGGCATATTTCGCGAAAAGTATTTCGCATGTCATGTTGGCATATTCACAGAACGTCACGGTCAAATCTACCTGCTCCACTCGTACATGCCAGTGGGGAAGGTGATGGAAGAACATTTCGCCCATCAGTGGATTAACAGTCTCATAGAAGTTCGAAAGTATAAAGGTCTTATAGACTAATGGGTCAGCTTGCAGTTACCGTTGCTGGTGGTATCATCGGATCGTTTTTCGGGATGCCACAGCTTGGCCTCATCGTTGGCGGTATGCTGGGGCAGTCGTTGTTCGCGCCGACGGTCCAAGGACCGCGTCTGACCGACTTGACTGTAACGGCATCAACCTACGGCAATGCGGTCAATTATCTGTTCGGCACCAGTCGCATGAATGGGAACGTGATCTGGTCCACCAAGTTGCAAGAGACCGATCACAAGACGATGGCGGGCAAGGGTGGGCAATCCCAGACCACCTTCACGTATTCTGCAAGCTTCGCGGTGGCGTTCTGCACGGGAACCGCCAACATGGTCACACGTATCTGGGGAGATTCCAAACTCATCTACGGCTGCGATTCAAGTCAGTTACTGGCAGAAAACAAGATCGCAACGAACCAGCAACTCACCACGCAAATCCTTGAGGCATTGACCGGTAAGGGACCTTCAGAGTTCACCAATCTCACGTTCCGTTTTTACCCCGGATCAGAGACGCAGTTGCCCGACGGCCTTATCGAACAGGCCGTAGGCTCGGGCATGACACCAGCCTATCGCGGGCTGTGCTACATCGTGTTTGAGAATTTGCCGCTGGCAAACTTCGGCAACCGCATCCCGTCGATCACTGCTGAAATTACCAAGCTCCCGGCTTCGACGGCGCCCAACCTGACACCGGTCTACGGTTCGCAGGTGCCTTCGGATTCCGGCAGCATTGTCGATTGGATCGGCAACACGATGTATGTGTGGGATAACTCGAACACCTTGTTCAGTTACGACCTCACTACCATGCAGCAGGTCAAGGCGATTCCGCTTCCTTACCGTCCGCAGGGTTTCACGCCCGGTGGCGGACCTTTCTACACGATACTCGGGCCGGGCAATGCCGGTCCTATGGCGATCATGAACTCATCCAACGGGAGCGTGTTTCTCCTTGGCCATCATGGAGGCGGCATCGGCGATGATCCGGGCTATCCCTATTCTCTGACAAGCCCAACATTCACCACTGGTGTTGGAACGATCTGTGGATTTTTCACGCAAGATTCATACGGTGTAAGGACCGATTATTTCATCCACATCGACGGCTTTGCCTCGATGTCGATGTACACCTCGACTGGTGGTTTTTTGTTTGCCGGACGCAATCCTTTGGCGAATGGCGGACCGTTCAGCAGCAATCTTGGCATTGGCAACATTTCCACGTGCTCGATCCCACAAAATGGGGCTGAGGTGATCTTGTGGTCCAGTGATACAAATGGCTTGGCTTACCAGCGCTGGCACGTCGGTAATGGGGTTACGGGAACCGTCACGCAAGGTAGCGTGTTCGAACCAGACGCGTCGGAGTTTTTCACAGAAGCTGTGGTGCTTGGGAACGTGTCTGTGTCAGTGTCTCTGTACATCGAAACCGTCAAGACGATCGATAGCACCGGCAAGTACGTGACAATTCAGACAATCACACGCGACCAATACGGAAGCGAGTCTATCACCTATACAACGCGGAAAAAGACCAATCTGGATTCGGCTGGTACGGTTTATACCTACCCCCAAACGACTACAGTGTACGATCATTTCTCGCCATCGTTCCTTATTATCGACCCCACTGACAGTACGGCTAACATGGTCGGCCAATACTCCCTCAATGGTAACACCATTTGGGGTTTCCTGCGTTGGTCATTGATCGACAAAGCCGTAAAGGTAGCTCGCGTATGGAACTTGCCGTCGGACAACAGTGGTTACCCAATCCATGTTCCTTCCATGGACCCGGCGAGCCGTCTGGCAGGCAACACGATTGGATGGCTTGATCAGATCGCCGAC